AAAAAAAAACAAAAAACAAGGAAAAGACAGACGACTTTACCGACTTTTCTGGCGACGGAACACCTGAAGAGCAAGTGATCGCAAAAACACGAGGTCGTTCTTTTGAGGGTGCTCGTGATACAGACGACAAGGCGCAGAACTTTATTGCGGAGAAACAGGATGCGGTCGGCGATGAGCTTTTGGTTTGGTACAAGGAAGTTGACTCGACCAGTAAGACCCAGTATGAAGGTCCAGCTCGTCTTTCTGGTATCGAAATCGGAGACGGTGAAGCGTCAGAGAATGAAAGTATTAAGTTTAAGGTCGTATGGACTCGTAAACCTAAGAAATCAACAGTAGTACCAGGATAATCTGATGCGTGATAATTCACGCCTTTTTATTTTTGAAAAGAGGAGAAAAACAATGGTCGTAATTAAGAAATTAAGCAATATCATTCCTATTGATTTCGGAGAATTTCAGCTGGAATACATTGCAAATGACAAGGGCGTGAAGGAACTTGATAAGTTCCGTGAGGGCTTAGCAAAGAACTGGAAGAAAATTGAAAAACTTTCCGACGAGAAAATCGCAGAAAAAGCTAAAGAGCTTATCGAAGATGGTTGGACTCAATTATTCGGAGCGGATGCATTTGAAAAAGTCTATAAATTCGCAGACGAAGATACAACTATCGCATTTAACTATCTGATGCAGACCATTCTTGGGATTCAGAAAGAATATCGAGAGCGCAACTCAGAAGACGCATTCAAGAAATATCTAGCGTGATGCCATGTTAGATATTTCTAGAAAGCTAGTTGATGAGCTTGTTTTAGAAATTGAAGGCAAAGAACAGACTTTCCCTCTGCTCTTATCGTTCGATAGAGTCTTGAAAGTTTTTGAATTATGGAAAGACGATGATATTCCTAAATTCATGCGCCCGTTTTTAGCGTTGCGGATCCTTACGGGTGTTTCTTTTGATTTTTTAAGCTTTGAGGAGGCTTTGGAAGTTGTTCAGGCAATTTTTGAAGAGCACATCCAGACAGGCGAGAAAGAAGACGATGTTGAGTATGACTTGGCAGGCAATGTCATAAAGTCCTCGACAACGTCAGAAACACCACAAAAAAGACTCTACAACGTGAAGCATGACGGAGCTTATATCTTTGCTTCTTTCATGCAAGCTTACAGAATCGACTTAATCGAAGAAATCGGTAAGTTGCACTGGAAGAAATTCAATGCTCTAATTGTTGGCTTGCCTGAGGGAACCAAGTTTGTAGAGGTCGTGAAGATTCGCTCTTACGAGCCACAGAAAGGTGACAGTCAGGAATACATCGATAAGATGCGAGAGTTGCAAAAAGAGTATCGCCTTCCAGACGATGACTACGACGAAGAAGATGACGAGTATGAATATTACGAGTAGAAAGGAGGTATAAATGGCAGATGGTAAAGTGGTCATCCAAGTTGATATGGATGGCAATAAGGCTCAATCAGGAGTTGCACGGTTAAAAGGCATGGTTGGCGGACTGACAGAAAGCGGTATGCAACTAGGTTCGGTCTTTAAGTCAGTTTTAGGAGCTAACATTGTCAGCGGTGCGCTGATTTCTGGGATTCAATCCCTTGGCAGTGCTATCAAGGGTGTATTTGCTACAGCTCTTGACGAAGGGGCCAAGCTCCAACAATCGTTTGGTGGTGTTGATACGCTCTATACGACTGCCGCTGAGTCTGTGAAGCAATATGCGAACGCTGCAGCTTCAGCTGGTATCTCTGCTAATACATACGCAGAGCAAGCCGTTTCATTCGGTGCTAGCTTGAAGCAAGCACGCGGTGGTGATGCTGTGAAGGCTGCACAAATGGCAGACAAGGCTATCATGGCCATGGCTGACAACTCAGCTAAAATGGGTACAGATATTGGTTCAATCCAACAGACGTTTCAGGGTTTTGCTAAGCAGAACTATACCATGTTAGATAACCTGAAGCTAGGTTATGGTGGTACAAAGCAAGAGATGGAGCGACTTCTTAAAGACGCCAGCAAATTAGAAAAAGCAATGGGCAAGAAGTTTGATATCAACAACTTTGCAGATATCGTAGAAGCCATCGACCTAGTTCAACAAGAGTTGGGAGTCGCAGGAGTCGCAGCACAAGAAGCGCAGACTACATTCAGCGGTTCGTTTGCAGCAATGAAGGCTTCGGCATCCAACTTCTTGGCAAATTTGACGCTTGGAGAAGATATTGGACCGTCTTTAAAGGCACTTATCTCTAGCACCTCAACATTCCTTTTAGGCAATTTCTTGCCGATGGTTGGAAATATTATGAAGCAACTCCCTCAAGCTATCGATACAGCCTTGGCAGAAGCTGGGCCAAAGATTGAACAAGGGTTCAAATCGCTGTTTGCTTCGCTCGGAGTTGATGAGGGTGTCTTTGACGTAATCAAGGACACTTTTCGAGATGTTGTTGTGACAATCCAGTCGCTCTTTGAAGAACTGACAAGCGAATCCAATGGATTTGGGAATGTTATCCAAGGGGTTGGAAATGTCATTCAAACAGTTAACGTCATCATTCAGAATATGGCGATGGCCTTTCAGTTTGCACTAGAAGCCTTCTCTGAAACAGGAGCAATCAAGAACGCCTATCAAGCATTTAAAGATTTGACGGATGCAGCTTTAGATCTTGCTATTAAGTTAGGCGATGCTATTCCTTGGGATATCGTAGGCGCAGCCGCTGGGCACGTCGTGAACGCTATTTCAATGATTGTGAGCTGGATTTCAAAATTAACTCAATCAATTAGTGCAGATGTCTGGAGAGGATTGATTGCAGGGATTGGAGGAGCACTAGTTGCTTTTAAAGCATTTAATTTCTTGAAGAGCTTTAATCCGTTTGGCTTATTCGCTAAAGGTGCTAAAGAAGGGGCAGACGAAGTTGTGAAGGGTGCAACGAGCTCGAAAAGCGCAATCGCTCAAATCTTCAAATCAATCTCAACTCTAATCAAAACAACAGGAACAGCAATCAAAACGGCTGCGACAGGAATTGGTGAAGGTATCAAAATTGCTCTTTCTGGATTGGCTCCGGTCATCCGAGCATTTGGATTGGCTTTGAGAACGGCTGGGATTGGGAATATCCTTGCTCTTGGCGGAGCGATTGGTATTGCAGCAGTCGGAATCGGTGCTGGAGTGGCTATTATTGCGGCAGGTTTAAGTCTCATTGCTAGTCAAGGCGAAGGAGTGGCTACAATCATTAACGCAGTTGGGCAGGCATTTGCTACTGTTGCTACTGCAATCATCAGCACATTTGCCCAGGCTATCGTTACAGTTTCAGGAGTTCTTCCAAATGTAACAAGCGCCTTAGCTCAACTCTCTCCTCTTGTCGTTGCATTTGGTGAAGCTATGGGAGCGGCAGCTCCGTTTATCACAGCTCTTGGTGAAGCCATTTCAGGAATTGCAACAGCAGTGGCTCCAATCGTCGAGATTATAAGTGATGCGTTCGTTTCAGTAGTTCAAATTATTGCTGACGCTATCGTTCAAATTGTCGAAGCGATAGCTCCATTTGCTCCAGCTATAACCGAAATGGTAGTTGCGATTGCTCCGTCAATTGCAGATATTGTTTCTTCATTTAGTAGCATGTTCTCTCAGATTAGCCCTATCATTGATAGCTTGTCGAACCTCTTGAAAACGTTTGGAGAACAAGTGAGCTCTATCTTGAAGAGTGCTGGTAGTGTAGTTGAGTCTTTTGGCTCTGCCATTCGTAATGTGCTTGACGGTGTAGCTGGAATCTTTGACAGCATCGGTAATGCTGCTTTAAATGCGGGCCTCGGAGTCAAATACATGGCTGAAGGGATTTCGATGCTCACTGAATTAGGGTTGCTAGATTTAGCCGGAACATTGGCAACAGTGGCAACAGGATTGACAGCTATTGCCAATTCTGGCATTGCTTCAGCAGGTCCTAGGTTGCAACAAGCAGGGACTGGGTTGAGTTTGATAGCTATATCAGCTCAACTTGCAAGTGTAGCCTTGCAATCACTACCTACGGCCTTATCATCACTAAGCACTAACCTTAGCACATTGCCAGAAACACTGACAAGCGCTGGAACTTCGATGAGCACGTTTGCTACATCGGTCATGGCTTCATTTGCAAGCTTGTCTGGTTCTGTATCTGGTGTAATGGCGCTTCAGACAGGTTTGGTGGCTCTAGCTAATGCTATGATGGTGGCTCAAAGTGGGGCTTCAGCGATGTCTTCTACTCTAACGATGATTAACGCTTCAGCTTCATCAGCTACATCGGCCATTTCTCAGCTTGCTTCAGGTATGGCTTCAGCAATGACTCAGGCCGTGTCATCAGTTCAGTCAAACATGGCATTGATTGTGACTGTAATTTTGCAGTCATCAATTCAAATGACTCAAGCTGGCCAACAGGCAGGCCGCGGGGTTTCTGAAGGGATAACAAATGGTATCCGTTCAGGAATCGGCTCGGCGACATCAGCAATGTCATCCATGGTCAACTCTATCCAATCTACAGGAATGAGAGGCGTCTCTACTATGCGCTATGTAGGTGACATGATTGGTCAAGGTTTAGCACAAGGTATGTACTCAGCGCTTGGAGCTGTCACGGCTGCTGCTAATGCTCTTGTCGCTCAAGCTGAAAGAGCCGCACAGGCCAAGGCTAAGATTAACAGTCCATCACGCCGTTTTAGAGACAACGTCGGACGTTTCATTTCTCAAGGGGTGGCAGTCGGTATCCTGGCAGATGCTCACAAGGTAGATGATGCCATGGGCGATGTATTCGACCAAATCAAAGCCTTTAACTTTGCCCCTGAAGACATTCTTGGAGTAGGTCAGGCTAGCCTTACGAAGACACTTCAGGTCAAATCTGATCTTGACCGTCAGCTTAAAACGAGCGTTAAGGTCGTACAAGAAAAATCTAATCATCTTGTAGAACAAGCTCTGGAGGTAGCTGAAAGGGCAGTGAAACGTCCAGTCAGTCTGATGATGGAAAGTGGAGCGCTTGTTGGCCAAATCGGGCAAAAGATGACCGATTACCAAAACGACAAGCTCATGATCGATAACATGATGAGAGGGATTATTTAATGGACACAGTTATCTATAACAATCATGACCTCTCTGAGGTTATAAAAATCAACGAAGTAATTCGTCCGGTAGGGAATGAAAGGGATGTCACAACAAATGACGCCCCTTTTTTGGGCGTAAATGTCCAAGAAGTAAGAACCGGACCTAAAAAAATCAAAGTTAAGTTTACCGTTCAGAAAAAAACGGCGAGGGATGCCGAATTGGCCAAGCACACCTTGGCTACAATCCTGAACACCGACAAGCCAGTTCGTATTGATATTTCAGACGAGCCTGACAAGTACTATATGGGACTTGTCATTGGCTCTGTGGATGTCGATAACGTAGCTAGATGGCTTCAAAAGGGCGAGTTTGAGATTCTTGTTCCTGACGGTGTCGCACATGGCACGACTTATAGGCGCTTTGATAACGGACAAGAGCAGCCTGACAAGGTTGTTTTTAATTTGGTCAATAATGGCAATGTCCCATCTTTTCCTGTCGTTACTGTCAAAAACAACGCTGAGAACGGCTATATCGGTCTCGTCAATACTAGCGGAGCTTTTGAAGTTGGAGACCGTGAGGAAGCCGATACAGGCATAGTCAAACGCTCTGAGGTCTTGATTGATTTTAGAGGTGATAGAATTTCAGACGGTTTTGCAAGAGCTACTAAAAACAAGGCTGTGACTAACGATAATAGCGAGAACGTGGTAGGGACGGCTGAGCTAACGACATTGTGGGATAAGAAACACATTAGACTCAGAGATCAAACTACATCTGGAAAATATGGGAACTATGCTACATCTCTTTCATGGGACATACCTACAGATAGTTCTGGAGCTGTCGGCTCTCTTGATGACTACATCATAGGTAGACAGATATTCGTATCTAATGCAGCTAATCAATATGGTTTTATCAAGATTACAGTATCAGACACAAATGGTCAGTTTTTGTACGGCATTGAAACATTCAAACGGACAAAAGGACAAGACTGTGAGTTTAATGTATTTGGATCTGATGGCAAGAATAGCTATTACTTTCTTAAATGCTTGAATTTTACAGGTATATCAGATAGCAAACTAAACCCATTCACATCCTCAAGAGGACAATTTGAAATAAAGCGCAACGATGACAGGGTTCATGTCTATTATCAAGGTTCTGTTTACAGCTTTATCATTCCTGAAATAAAAAGCAGAAAGTCCGCTAAGATCCATGTCATGCTTGGGGCCTACCATGATAAACCTATGGTTACTCACATGTACATAGACGAACTACTTTATCGCAAAGATTTTGTGCCAGCGATAGGAGATGTGCCTAACCGTTATCCAATCGGTTCAAATGTCGTGCTAAACAGCGAGAATGACACTGTCACTGTGGACGGTCTTGAGAAGATTGTGGATGTAGTGGATGGCTCAAGTTTCTTGACTATTCCACCTGGAAACAGTCAGCTTGAGGTCTATTGCTCAAGTTGGGTCAAGACCAAACCCACTGTCAAAGTAGAATTTAAAGAAAGGTATCTATAACAATGTTATTGACAATACATGACTCAAATTTGAGAAAAGTGGCTTTTATCGACAATAACAAACAGGATACATTGAACTATTTCAATGACGCCTGGACAAGATACCTGGAAACTGGTTCTAGTACCTTTGATTTTACAGTCTTTAAAAAGGCAATTATCTCAGATGTAGGCAAAAAGAGGGCCTATAACTCTCTCAATGAGAAAGCCTTTGTTTCATTCAGATATAAGGGCAGAACTTACCTGCATACAATCCGAAAAATTGAGGAAAATGAGAAAGTTATTAAGTGTTATAGTATCAACCTAAACCTTGAGCTGATCAATGAGTACTCTATCCCTTACAAATCGCCTAAGGCTATGAGCTTTAAGGAATTTTGTGAGGAGATGGACTTGCTCAACTATACCTTCTTAAAAATTGGCATCAATGAGGTTGCTAATAAGAAAATATCCGCAGAGTGGGAGGGCACAGACACCAAACTCAACAGACTACTTAGTCTGGCTAAGAAATTTGGCGCAGAAATTGAGTTTGACACACGTCTCAACGCTGACAGCTCCATCAAGTCATTTACAGTCAATGTATATCATGAGCACGACGATAGCCACCAGGGGGTAGGTCAAATTAGTCCAACTATCTTGAAGTATGGGAAAAACCTCAAGACAATCACTAGGACTATTGACAAAACTGGGATCTATAACACGGTTGTCCCAACGGGTAAAGATGACAAAGGCAACGTAGTTGATATTAGAGGGCTTGGCCCTTGGTCTGTCAACAATGCAAAGGGAGAACGTGAGTTCTACCAGTCAGGGGCTGCTTTGTATGCCCCTCTTTCAATGCAGATGTATCCGTCTACTTTCACGCATTCAACAGGTGACCGTGACCAGTGGACTCGTAAGGACATGACTGTAGAGAGTTCAAATCCTGAGGTCATCCGCTCAACAGCTTACCGTGAGCTCAAAAAGAACTGTTACCCAGCAGTAACTTACGAGGCTGAGGGCTTTGCAGATCTTGAAATAGGAGACACAGTCAAAGTCTATGATGACGGCTTTAACCCTACTCTCTTGCTTGAGATGAGGGTATCTGAGCAAGTCATCAGCTTTACCAATCCGAAGAATAACAAGACCACTTTCTCAAATGCCAAAGCGCTTGAAAACCGTTTATCTCAGGGCATTCAGCAACAGCTAGACAGGATGATAGAGGACGCTAAGCCCCACACTATCAAGCTAGCCACTGACAACGGTATAGCATTCAAGAACGGCCAAGGTCAGACCATTGTGACCCCTACCTTAATGCGAGGGAACAAAGTCATCAACAGCGGATGGCGTTGGGTCGTTGATGGTGTAATCAAAGCCACAAGCCCTAGTTATATTGTCCGAGCCTCGGACATCAATCAAAAAATGGTATTGACGGTTTCGGCTTGGATTGATAACAAAGAGGTAGCGTCTGAGCAGTTGACTCTTATCAATACGTCTGATGGTCTCCAAGGTCAAAAAGGGGACGCAGGACCGAAAGGAGATCCTGGTCCTAAAG